TCAATCTTTTTTATATTTGTTTGGAGTGAATTTTTGTTTTGCTAATTGTTTTGCCATGCGCATTGAGTTTTCCAGTGAAATGCGAATCATTTCTTTTGTGTGTTCATCAATTGGTTCTCCATCAAACATTAATGCTTCTTCACTGTTTTCTAATTGTTCTAATGTTTTTTCTAAATCTTTCGCAATATCACGCTCTTCCTTTTCCGATAAGCCTGGTGTCATGTTAGACAATAATTCCTTTTTTTCAGTTCTACCTAATAGGTAATCAGTTGAAACTTCAAAGAAATCAGCAATTTTTTTTAAAGTATCGTAATCGGGTTCACGTTGTCCTTGTTCATAATTGGCCAACTTTCCTCTTGAAAATCCCAACCTATCAGCAAGATCATATTGGCTTAGTTTCTGATTTTTCCTGAGCTCAGCAATCTTCTTTCCAAGCATAAATTTTCCTTCTTTCTAAATAAGAGTAGAAGCTTTTTTCTTAATTATAGAAACGTATAGTTTCTAAATCCACAAAGGAAACGAAAAGTTTCTAATAAATATTGACAGAAACGAAATGTTTCTATATATTGGAGGTGTAAGGAAACAAAATGTTTCTTAAAGGAGGGGGTATTATGAATAATAAAAGAATTAAAATGATTAAATTAAGAAATGATCAATCGAGAATAGAAGTTGCACAAAAGCTTTCAATTACACCTCAGATGTTAGGTGCTATTGAAAGGGGTGATAGGACACCTTCTTTAGAATTGGCTAAAAAAATAGCGGAGCTCTATAAAACAACAATTGATGATCTTTTTTTTAATTAAAAAGGAAACAAAACGTTTCCTTGGAGGTGATTAAATGCCATCAACTAACATGGCAGTACCAACAGACCCGTCGCATAAACATATAAAAAGCACTTCAAGAGGTGACACCATGAGCCAACAAGAAGAATATGCGGCGACTTATGAATTTGGAAAAACGAAAGTCCATGTTGTGGCTCCTGAGCCAAAATCACAAAAGGATATTGATAAAATCCGTCAAGCATATTACAAGGCTGGTTGGGCCATCATCAAAGAGATACAAGTAAAATCAAACGTTGAGGAATAGTTCCTCTCTTTTTATACGAAAAATAGACAAGTTACATATGTACTAAGTTCATTGTAACTATTTGAAAACTAAATATGGAGGCGAACAGATATGGGAACAAGCATATACTGCAATTCAGCGATAGGAGAATTATTACAGAATGCTAGAGAATGTTGTGACAATGTTCAGCTGAAAACGAAGAAAGGGTTATCTAAGTACCTTGGTATTACACATGAAAGACTAACCCGTATTGAATCTGGACTTTCTAAACCAGAATTTGAACTTGCGATGGATTGGTGCCATGCAACAGGAGCAAAGTTAAATCAACAAGCAATTAAACATATTTATGGTGTTGGATTACCGCCTACAGATCCACGCTTAACTCAAGATGTAAATCTACAATTGATGAACTACATTAAGCAAGCTGAAGAGGGGATTGCGGCAGCTAAAGAAATTATGAATCTACAAGTTACAACAAGGTCATGGAAGCATGATGAAAAAAAGAAACATGAATACGCAGTTCATGCAAAAGAAATTTTCGATACAATCCAAGCTACTCAATGTGTAGTACAAGCCCTTGAACAAGTTCATTTCGGCATTATGGAACAAATACAAAGAAGTTGGTTGCAAAAGGCCATGGCGGAGAACGTTATTATTCAATCAGTGGATAGCTTAATGAATTTAACAAAGGTGCTGTAAAGGGGGAAGGAAAATGACAGTAGATTATAAGAAACCTAGTTTAAAAGAATATAAGGAATTAATTCGTTATGATGCAAAACTAACTGGTGAAATTAAAATAGCAGAATTACTTAATGAGGATTCAAAAACAATTGAGTTAAAGCAAGAAAAGAAATTGTTGGGGATTCGAATCAAAATTATTGAAGCATCATTTATTTTGAAACATAAATGGGCAAAAGAAAAAGCTACCGCCTAGACAACAGTAGCTCTGAAAAATATCGTAAAGCAATTATAACATTATATAAATCATTTGGACAAGCCACTGTGCTTGTCGTTATGACCAGAAAGGGATTGTTCCTCCCACATACCCCTACAATGTTCCTTTCTGGTTGTAACGATGCGTACAGCATTAATTTAATTAGAAAGGAGGTGGGGAATTATGGATATACAAGAAGCTACTAAATTGGCAATAAAGCAAAATAGATATATTTCGCGAGTGCATTTTATAAACACCTTTAAGGTCAAACTTAAACCAACAAATACGTATGATTTATGCAAAACGTATTCTGTAAATCCTGGTGAAGTTGAACCACGAAGGGCATGGAGTCCCCGAGCAGATGATCTAATTGCTGATGACTGGATAGTTATTGATTAGGGCATCCAAGATTTTATCTCTTTAGCAGCTTTGTATCCTTTTTTTAGAAGAGTATTTTCTTCACAATATGCAATTCCTGCTGAAAGTAAAGTAGTCATATAAGCAATACTGTCTGCTTCATATATAGATACAAAACCTTCATCTTGTAAATAACATAAAGCTTTTGAAATTGATTTGTCAGTTTCATCAGGACATAGTTCCTGGAACCTTTCGAAAGAAAACATATCAGTTTCGTGTTTTTTATACTCAGTCGTCATGTATTTTAATAGGATTTCGGATAGCTTAATCATTTTCATATATTACACCTCCCTTAAAGGAAGATTATACCATAGTTTTTTAATGTGTTTATAAAAAGAGACAAGCCACTGTGCTTGTCGTTATGACCAGAAAGGGATTGTTCCTCCCTTACCTCTACAACGTTCCTTTCTGGTTGTAACGATGCGTACAGCATCAAATTAATTAGAAAGGAGATGTAATTCATGAACGATAAAAACAATCGTCTTCATGATCTAGTTCTTCCAGGGGATTTTTCATTTGCGAATAAACTTCGTAACTGTATGAGTGAATGTATTCATAACATGTTTAATGCAGAATCAACCGAAGAATCAAATCACTGGGAAGAAGAGCTGGAGCGATGTATAAGGGAATTTAAAATGCTTCGTGATACAAAAGAGGAACATGAGGCATCGATAAGTTATCGTGTAGTGATTAAAGATTTAAGAGCAAGAGGAGTTAACGCTTCGTTAGTAACACGTAGAAAATAAAAAAGATCTATCACTTGGCAGAGTGATAGACAAACGGTCTTGCAAAGATCTTAGGATTAATTATATCAAATTAGCATTCGTATAACAACGGAGTGTGTTACATGCTTTTAGACAAATCGTTACATAGAGTGTTGCTGAACCCTAAAGTGTTTCAACAAGCAACATCAGAGCAACACCTAATTTACTTAGTAAAACAATATCTCAAAATAGGATACAAGAATTATCGCTTATTACGTGTAGAGGACGGATTCGCGATATGTAAACGGGAGGATGAATAATATGGCAGTTTATAGACCAGTACATGTTTCATTTTGGCAGGATTCATTTGTTTTAGATCTTACACCGGAGGAGAAGTATTTCTACTTATATTTGATGACAAACAGTAAGACGTCTCAATCAGGAATTTATGAGCTTCCACTTCGTATCATTGAAACTGATACAGGATATAACCGTGAAACTGTTATGAAGCTATTAGAACGTTTTGCTGAGTACGGAAAAATTAATTACAACCAAAAAACAAAAGAGCTGTTCTTAATCAACTGGTTAAAATTCAATCCAATTAAAAATGTAAACATTGAAAAGTGTGTCTTAAAAGAGATTCAATCTGTGAAGGACCAGGATTTTTTAGTTGATTTCTATGAAACTTGCTTGCAATTAGAACGAGAACAAGATTTTAAAATTCCTCGTATTAAGGAGTATTTATCAGTCCGTTTGGAGGGGCTTATAAGGGGCTTCCAAGACCCTAGCAAGGAAGAAGAAAAAGAAAAAGAAGAAGAAAAAGAACAACAACAAGAAGAACGCGCAGGCGCGGAAGAAGTTGTTGAGGTTAATCCAATTTCTTTTTACGAGCAAAACTTCGGATTCATTACACCTTTTATCGCAGATGGTATTTATGCTTGGATAGATGATTTAAATGCAGAGCTAGTTATTAAGGCTATGGAGATTGCTTTAGAGAAGAATACGCGAAACATGTCTTACGTAAATACGATTTTAAGAGATTGGCATCTTAAAGGTTTTAAAACAGTAACTGATGTTGAGGCAGCTGATAAAGCATTCCGTGCTCAACGATTAACAAAATCGCAGCAACAAACAAAAGCACCTGATCAACAAAAAGGTCTATCGGAATCTACTAAAAACGTAATACAGCAGCAACAAGCCTGGGAGCAGAACATTCCAACAGAAGAAGAACTTGCAGTACTTAACCAACAGAATGCGTGGTTGGCCAAATGAGTAACGATATGATTCGTAATGTGGAAGCTGAACAAAGTGTTTTAGGTAGCATAATCCAAGAAGGCGATTTAATTAAAGATTGTCAGCTAAAGGTAAAACAGTTTTCTTTACCAACGCACCAAGTGATTTTCAGGGCAATGAGAGAATTAGAGGATGCTGAGGTTCCCATAGATCTTGTTGCTCTCATTGGAAAATTCGATGAAAGCTTTATGTATCAAATTGGTGGAATCGAATTCTTTGTAAACCTGACAGAAGTTGTAACAACAACTAAGAACTTCTCGTATCACGAAGGTTTAGTGATTGAAGCTTGGAAAATGCGACATGCTCAAGAGGTTGCTGGTAATTTATATAACCGCCTTCAGCAAGATAGGGATATGAGTGCTATTAGTACATCAATTGATGAATTAAGCGCCATTGAAGAAACGGGTTACTCAGATGAATTTAACTTGAAAGATACGCTTGTTGATTTGTATAAGAACATGCAAATTGATGTAGGAGATTTAACCGGTATTCCAACTGGTTATGACGACTTGAATAGAATGACTGCAGGGTTACAAGAAGGTGATTTAATTATTGTTGGGGCCCGACCTTCAATGGGGAAAACAGCATTTGTATTAAACGTTGCTTTTCATGCAGCAAGTGCTCATACAGCAACAGGAATCTTCTCGCTCGAGATGGGGGAGGAACAGCTACTTAAGAGGATGATTTCAAGTACTGGAAATATTGATGCTACAAAATTAAAGAATCCTAAGAAGCTATGTAATTTAAAGGATTGGGAAAAAATTAGTCAAGCGATGGGATTAATTAATGATTTGCCATTAGAAATTTACGATAAAGCAAATGTAACGATGCAAGAGATTTATGCAAAGGCTAGGAAATTAAAGCGTAAGTACCCTGATAAAAAGGTTTTAATTGCAATTGATTATTTGCAGCTTATTGTAGGGGATCCAAAGCATAGAGGGAACCGCATGCAAGAAATAGGTGAGATTAGTCGTAAGTTAAAACTGATGGCAAGAGAATTAAATGTATGTGTAGTTGCATTATCACAGTTAAGTCGTGCTGTAGAAAGTAGGCAAGATAAGAGACCATTGCTATCAGATTTACGTGAGAATGGTCAAATTGAGCAGGATGCGGATTTAATCGCATTCTTATACCGTGAAGATTACTATGACCGCGAGACAGAAAATAAAAACATAACGGAAATTATTTTAGCGAAACAGAGGAACGGTCCAGTTGGTGTCGTTGAACTAGCATTTATTAAAGAATTTAGTAAGTTTGTAAATTTAGATAGAAAGTTCAACCACCAACAGGAGGCCTAATCATGTTGTTACGTCAGGAAGTAGAACGTAGAAAATTAATAATCATTCGTAAATTATTGGGATTAGGTTTAGCTGAAATTAACGGACAAACATTAGATCAACTAACATTAACGCAGCTTGAAGGAATTTTAATTGCAAGCTTGCAGGTATTGGAGGGGAAAAACAATGCCAAAGCAATTAACAATTTTTGACGTGGAGCCAGTTGTATCATTTGATCCTAAGAAAGCTCGTATTCAACGTTTAAATTCAAAATTAAGGTATGCAGATGTGGTTGTGCAAATACCACGTCAAGCCAAAGCAATTGATGAATTAAAACCGACAACAGCGCCTGATGAGCGGTATGAGTTGTTTGAAGATTACGTAATAGGGATTTGGCGTTACAAAAGAGCGGAGGATAAACAATTTGTATGGGAAGAGGCTGAAAAAATGTGTAAGCAAGCAAGGGATGAAAAAAAGCCGATTCCAATACGGCTCCATTTGTCACTTCAACAATCATTTGTTCCAGAAAATGTTGTGCGATATCTATAGATAAATAAAAAAAAGCTGAGATTACTCTCAACTTACTTCGACAAAGTAATTATAACATATGGGAGTGATCTTGGTGGGAATTAGAAAAGAAAATCTTGTTGAAATGACAGCTGAAATAGATTTGAAAACAAATGGAATATATATTGTTAAAAATGGTCAGGTGCAACTAATAGAACCACCTCAAGGTGGATTTGGTGAACAATCATTTATATATCAAAGCGGAAAAGTAATTCGTATGGAAGAACGAAAAACACAGTTGATTTAATAAAATTTGAATTTTGTATAGAAGTAGGTGAATGTGACTGTGAGCCGAAAAATAGAAACATTGTTAAATAGAGCCAGCCTTTGGGAGACAAGATCAAAGCAAGCATCTTTAAAGGGAGACTATGATAGGGCTGGAAAACTCCGAACAAAAGCCCTGCAATTAACGCAGGAAGCTCGCAGGGTTGAAGAAACGAGAAAAGTTGATAAAAGAACTTAATAAGCGTTAATTAATTTTCGAACAAAAGCGTTATTTTGTACCAAATAAAAATAAAAGAGCCCTGCAAGAGGGCCACGCGAATATTTTCGCATATCGTATACCTTAGTATATGTATGTCCCAAAAGGATATGATCAAAATAGTTATTTTATAACCAAAAATAAAAGAACCCGTTTGTTATAAACGGATTCTTCCCTTAAGGTGTGCAAGGAATACAAGGTAACTGACCTAGGGAAACCTGTAGAATCCCTTGTGATTGTAATGTATGCAAAGGAATCAATAAGGTTAATGAATTTTAAACAAAATCCTTATTTTAAAGTTAAAGAGCACCTTGTAGAGCGCTCCTTATGCCTAATTATAAATACTTATGTTCGATCTTAGATTAATTTCTTACTTGGAGAAATAAAATGCTCTTAAACAAAGTTTAGATAGACAATCGAGCCCATAATTACAATATAAAATACCGCACAAAAGAAGATTAAAATGTATTTTAATGTCTTGTTCATATTAGTACCGTCCTAAAAGAGGGTTATTTGGATTTTAATATCGTATGTAAAAAAGGTGCATTTATACAAGGGAAGGGTAGCTAGCAAAAGTAAAACAAAATCTTTATTTAAAAACTAAAGAGCGCTTTTTAAAGCGCTCCTTAAGAAAAATAAAAAAGAATACCTCATGATACTGTATGTATGTTTTTTAGGAATGTAAGGATTTAAAACAAAATCGTTATTTTAATTAAAAGAGCAGCTAGCAAAAGCTAACTGCTTGTTGAAAAAAGAATCCACCCCAGGTTATTTACTGGCAGAGTTTCAAGAAATAAATGATTAAATTAATTTAACTTTTCAATTACAATCGAAGCATTTATATTTGTTTGTGTTCCACCTGCTAAAGTTTGCAAAGTAACTGCAGCAGCGGAAGTATGATTATTAAGGGTAATAATATCACCTGCAGCTAAAGCGAGGATTGTTTGGCCGTTGTTTGGTTGAGTTCCTGCACCTGATCCATAAACTGCGCTGGTAACCGGAGCACCATTTAAAAAAAGTGTGAATTGATTAGGCTCAACTCCTGATACAGAAAAAGAAATTTTATAATCTCCTGCATTAAGAACCATTAATTGAGAAGTTCCCAGTGTATGAGTAAAACCAGATGTCATTCTACCATGTGAATTAAAAAGAATAGGTGCTTCTAAGGCAACAACTTGAGCTGCTGTATTGAAAACATAAGCATAATGAGATAACCCAGATACTGTAAGACCGGTAGGCCCAGTAGGTCCGGTAGCTCCAGCGGTTCCTGGTAATCCAGTAGGCCCAGGAATGCCTTGGATGCCTTGGATACCTTGAAGCCCAGTTGGGCCAGTCGGGCCGATAGGTCCAATAAGTCCCGGATTACCTTGAATACCTTGGATACCCTGAATTCCAGTCGCCCCAGTTATTCCAGTGGGTCCAATAGGACCAATAGGCCCCGGATTACCTTGAATCCCCTGAATCCCTTGACTTCCTTGAGGTCCAGTGGGGCCAGGAATGCCTTGGATACCTTGGATACCTTGAAGTCCGGTTGGTCCTGGTGACCCAGAAGGTCCAGTGGGGCCAGTCACTCCGGTTGGTCCTGGCGGTCCCCCAGAAGGTCCAGTCGGGCCCGTTGGTCCTGGCGGTCCCCCGGAAGGGCCGGTAGGTCCAACAGCTCCAGAAGGTCCAGTTGGACCTACAGAACCAGGAATGCCAGGAATCCCTTGAGGGCCGGTCGGACCAGGAATCCCTTGAATCCCTTGAATGCCAGGAATCCCTTGAATGCCAGGAATCCCTTGAATTCCAGTGACCCCTGTTATTCCAGTGGGTCCAATAGGACCTTGAATGCCAGGAATGCCTTGGATACCTTGGATACCTTGAATTCCAGAAGGTCCAGTTGGACCAATAGATCCAGAAATCCCAGGAATCCCTTGAGGTCCAGAAATACCTTGAGGCCCAGTAGGTCCCAGGCTACCTTGAATTCCAGTAGGCCCGGTAGGTCCCCGAGGTCCACCTGAAGGTCCGGTAGCTCCAGTAGGTCCCGAAGGTCCAGTAGCACCGGTTAATCCAGTAGACCCGATTTGAGGTAAAGGAAAGGCACATGGAAAGGGTATGTGACAATTCTTTTTAAATTTACTCATTTTTACACCTCCCTTATAAATTAACTAACAATTTATATTTATACTTTAACAACTTATGAGTAAACAGACACACGGGTGTAAGGAAAAAACCTATGAAAATTACATAATAGGTTTTAAGAGCAAGCCTCTATTTTAAATTCCATACCAAAAAGAGCACCATATATAAGTGCTCTTCGGACCAAAACTCTTAATGTAAAAGGGTACGTGATATCATATGTAATTTTTTCATGGGCGTGAAGTATTTGAACAAAAACGCTATTTTGCACAACAAAGCAGCTAGCTAAAGTAGCTAACTGCCTGCTGTAAATACTATTCCACATGGATACGCAAATTGTAACCACAAGTTACATTTATAGTATAAACAGATTTGAAAATGTTATGCAGGAAAGTAAACTAAATAAAAACTTTCTTTTGCACAACAAAGTAGCTAGCTTAATGAGCTAACTACCTGCTGTACAAAAGAAACTAGGCCCTACAAGTAAATGATATGTAACTTTAAGTTACAGCTATAGTATAAGCAGAATTAAAAGTATTATGTGAAAATAATAATGATCTTAATAAAACTTTCATTTTAATATAAAGCAGAATTATTAAATGGCTTAGGCAGACAATTTATTAAATAAACTGTCCGCCAAGTGAATGAAAGATTATTTGAGCTATAAAGCCCAAGTTTAGTATAGATAGAATCATGAAAGTTTAATCATAAAACAGATAAATTATGTTATAGAAAACCTTCAATTAAAAAAAGAGCAGTTAGCTTTTGCTAACCGCTCGGCTCTCGACCAAGAAAGCTAGAGTGGGAGAAATCGACTTTTTAAAGTCTTGTCTATAGTGTTAGACAATGTTTAGAATTTTATTTACTTAAAACGTAAAAAGAGCAGCTAGCAAAAGCTAACTGCTCTCCAGAAAAGCATTAAGAAGGAAGTTCAGAACTCAAGTGTATTTATAGTATGGACAAGATTTAGAAATTTATTCGAGGAGGAATGGATAATGTGCACTTATTGGGAAAACGCAGTTAAAGAATTCTTTAAAAAGCAAGAGCAGGAACGAAATAAAAGAGCAGCTAGCAAAAGCTAACTGCCCGGGTAATAGAATATGGTTCGAAATGGGTTGTCTACAGTATTAACGGAATATTGAGTTTTATTCAGGGGGTTACTAATTATGTAGGTTACATGAGAAGTCCTATTAACATCCAGGCTGCCCCGATTAGAACTAAAGTTTCAAATGTAATCCAAAATTTTCTTTTTTCTGGTTTTTGAAATTCTTTAATTACAGAGAATAAAGCACTGATTCCTACAAGAATGAAAAGAGCAATTCGGATTGTTTCAGTCATCTACAACACCACCTAATATTTTAATAATTTAATTATATAACAATTACCATTTTGTAGAAACTTAACAAAATAATCCTTTTCTAATAAAAGGTTACTAAAATATGAGAAAATGATATAATAATCCAAATTACACATTTAGTCCTACTGGAAGAACCAGCGGACACTGAACTATGAAGAGCATTATTGATATTGCTCTGTAGTTGGTGTCCGCTTTTTTGTTTTTATTAACAAAATATATAAGGAGTGTTTATATATATGACGCAATTAACTTTCTTACCTAAAATTGATCGCAAAGCAACTCAGGTTCGTTTAGAAGAGATTCTTGAAAATGTTCGTATTTATAGACAATTTGGGATGATTAGACATGAGATGAAGGTTACAGCATCTAGCGAGGTAAGATATCACGGTCCAAGAAATATAGTAGGGAAGCCAGCTGAAGATATTGCTTTAGCAAATGTTGCTATGAGTGAAAGAGAAGTGAAATTACAACGTTTGTCTTTTCAAGTTGATAAGGCGTTAAATCGTTTTAGTAAAAACCAAAGGGATATTATTGTAAAAAGATATTTAGAAGATGAAGAAGTCTTTGATTATATGGTTTATAACGAAATTGGTATGAGTGAGCGTACATATAGACGAAATAAATCTAATGCTTTTTATAAATTAGCTTTTGCTCTCAGATTAGAAGTATATGAGGCAGAAGAAACTGGAGGTAATGAATAATGAATTTTGTTCAACCAATACGTGATCCAGAGCAAATACAGCATTTAAAAGAGTATTTTAAGGAAAAGAGCTTACGTAATTACATTCTCTTCATTATGGGTATTAATACAGGTCTCAGAATCTCAGATATTTTGAAATTGAAAGTAGGGGATGTTAAAGGCAGTCATATATCTATGCGGGAAAAGAAAACAGGGAAACAGAAACGAATACAAATTACTGCAGCACTGAAAAGAGAACTAAAATGGTTTATTATAGAGAGAGAAGACAATGAGTATTTATTGCAAAGCAGACAAGGTAAGAATCGTCCAATTGGTCGTAGCATGGCATATAAGATATTAAGCGGGGCAGCGGCAGAGTTTGGGTTAGATGAAATAGGAACACATACGTTAAGAAAAACATACGGGTATCACATGTACATGCAAACGAAAAACATAGCATTACTCATGGAGATATTCAATCACTCGTCAGAGAAGGTCACGTTACGTTATATAGGTGTAAACCAAGATGCAATGGATAAAGCAATGACTAGGTTTAAAATCTAATTATTGCTTATTTCTTTTTCATTAAAAGTTAAGCACCCCAAATCCCCTTAAAAAATTTGTATTCGGAATATTGTAACAAAATAAAAAAAAGACCCTACAAGAGAGTCTTTCATCAGCTAATATTAAGCTTTTTGAACATTAGTAGCTTGTAGGCCACGTTGTCCTTGTTCTACTTCAAACGTTACACTTTGTCCTTCGTCTAAAGATTTGTAACCGTCGATTTGGATAGCTGAGAAATGTACGAATACGTCTTCTCCACCTTCACGCTCGATGAATCCAAAACCTTTGTCTGCATTAAACCATTTTACTTTACCTTGTTCCATAATTGTTGCCTCCTAGTGTGGATACCCACACATATGTTACTACCCTTGTTCAAATACCTTAGACGAAAAACAAAATTTATTCTTAATCTCAAACCGAACAAAAATAGGTCTTTCTTAAATTAACATACTTTCTAAAAAATAGCAAATTTCAAAAATAAGTCCTTATGGTAATTAGCTACTAATAGTTGTTGTTGGAGAAAAAGTCACTATGATAGTCATCACAGCAAGAAATTGCCAAAGGATCTCAACAATATCCTTGGTTTGATTTTTTTCAGACATTCAACAACTGATAAAATTAGCTATTTTCGAGTTAAATTTTACTTCTGATAACGATAATTATGTAAATAAGCTGTCCATATGGGCAGCTTATTTTATTTTTCCGCATAGCGTAGGTTATTTTGAAAAATGTTGGTGGTATCCCTATACAGTTACTCATAATTTTTGTAATGTATAACTCAAAAGAGAAAGTTAAATGAAATCAATGATACCAAGGGATTTCACGATAGGACCAGTTACACACAATATAAGATATGGGTAACTCATTAGAAATAAATACATAAGAGAAAATGATAGTTAAAGAAGAAAGAGTAAGTGGCAGAGTTATGACCGCTTTTTGGCCGCAAATGTGCCGGTTGTTTTGGATTAAGCATGATATAGTTGTATAGTGAGAAGTGACGGAAAACACAACTCACTATGTTGAATCTAGAATTCTAAACGGTTCATATTGACGGTACATTAAAAATCCGTAATCAGACTTTGTAGTTATGAGTGAATCAAAACCCATATAAATATAATTAAAACGAAAATAGTCAGTAGATATTTTAGGGATTCCATGACATACTCCTTTTACAAAGTAGTATGTGTGAAAAAGTGAAAAAGTATCGATTTGGGTGCTTTCCTTTTATAAATAGTAAGTTGAGCCAAATGGAATTGTTGTAAAATCAGCTGGATACATATCTTGATATATGAAGTGGGTTGGGGATGAAACTGTATGATGGGATGATAGTACGGCATATAGTGCATTGCATGATGATAAACTGCATGAAGTGTCGCTTGTGCTCCAGAGAGTGTGTAAACTGAGCCAATCGACCTTTCGATGTTAAAGTAATGACTTATCATAATAATCCATCTCATTTCTTTATAGATAGTTAAATTTCCTTCTACATGTTATGTTTAGCTACTGAATCAAGTGTAGTATTTCATTAAATATATGTATAATCTATAATTTAAATTTAATCATATTGTAGTGCTTAAATTAGTAGGATTAATGGGACTTTTTAAATGCTGTGATTTATAGAAAACCTATGCAAAAGCTTCATGACATACTCCTTTTAGAAGTAGTGTATGTGAAATAATGATAAAGCATCCATTCGTGTGTTTTTCATAATATATAATACGAACAAAATTTACTGAAGAAGTTACATAAAGAGTCCGCCGTAATCGGTGGACTCTTTATTTTGAACAAAATGGTGATTTGATTAGCCGTATGCTTCCTAAGAATAAAATTTATAAATTATCTTTTATCTACTTGCTCTTTAAAAAATAATATAGGAACCAAACAGCATGGTTTTGTTCATCTGCTGCTGCTCTACGAAATATTTCTTTAATGTATTGATCAGTTGTATCATCTGAGATTTCTAAGTAAAAATCAACAGTATGTTGCTCATCTTGAAGTGCGAATTCCAATCCTTTTAAGTAAATATCTGGACAATTTTCAGTTATTTTTGGTTGCGGTTGACGGCCAGTTAAACTGACATAAATCTGTACGAATTGTTGAAAATGCTTTATTTCATCTTTTCGGATTTCCAGGATCTGATTACGTTCATTATCGTGTGTGGCTAAATTAGCAAGTTTAGCATAACAATTAATAGCGCTATACTCACCATTAATTGCCTTTTCAATATCACTAATTAATTTTTCGTTTTGTCTGTAGAGCAAATTGTAACTATTTAAATAGGTATTCATATGCGAACCTCCAAATTTATTCTTAAATATCCTATGTGTAAATAAGGGAATCGTGCACATCCTACAGGCTAGTTACTATGTTAATGTAGGTGTTGCTGGAATCTGTTTAGCGTCTTATTTGTTGTTAAGGAAAGATAAGGGGTGAGGGTATGAATTGGTTTGTTATTTTCTTGGATATGGTACAGGATTTATAGTTTGTTTGGTAATCATGATCCAATTCCTCAAAACAAAAGAAGTAAAGGAATTGGATTGATAACGGATGAAAAGGGGCGAGATAAATGAAACTAACAAAACAAGAACAAACAGTTATTATCGGTAAGTTAATCAACAACATTCTCGGAGTGGAATTGGTGAAGGAACACATTGATCCACAGAAACTTGAGAAGGCTGTTGCTATGCATAATATAATGAATGATGATATGACACCAAGGGAAACAAGAGAAGCGCTTATTAGTGTGTTAGGTAGAGCGATAGATGAATTCCTTGAGAATAAGGAGTGAAATATACGAAATTAACTAAGCTTGAGAAAGCAATTGCTATTGGTACAATTCTTTCTGCTGTAACTGAAGAAGAACTTAAAGAGTATGTTGTTTTAGAAAAGTTACAGTCATTTATTAAACAGGGTGATGTATTATCTGGGAACACAACACCAAACGAAAAGAAAGAAGCTGATATAAGTTTAATCAATAAGCTAATTGACTCATTCTTAGAAGAAAGCAAATCGGTGGAGAGCGATGAGAGAATACAAAACCAAACAACAGAAGCGTAAGTTCTATGACAGTGGTGAGTGGAAGAGTATACGCGAACAAGTAAAGAAGCGTGACAACTATGAGTGTCAAGAGTGTAAGCGCAAAGGTCGTGTTCGTATTGATACCAATGAGTACAGTGAGAGTGCCAAGCGTAAGAAGATACAACTCGTTGTCCATCATATAAAAGAACTTGAACATCATCCAGAGCTTGCATTAGAAATAGAAAATCTTGAAACAGTCTGTGTGGATTGCCATAATAAAGAACACGGAAGAACATTCAAAAAGAAACAGAACAAATGGGAACATGATGAAAAATGGTGAAAATGATTCAGTATTATCCCCCCCTTTCAGGATTTGAGAAAAATCTCGTATAAGGGGCACCGGAGGAGGGGGGCGTTTTTCCAGATTTTTAAGTTGTTTCGTATAGGACCCCTACCCAGTATGAAAATATGATTGAATCGAGGTGATATTATGGCGGATATTGATGAGCGTGAGGTGCTAGTTAACAAAGAAAAAAATCGTTTGAAAAGATTATTTAAAGACATCCCACCTAGTAAGTTAAAAGTGGTTGAAGGATTAATTATTCAGGCAGCAAGATTACGAGTTTTATTAAATGAGATGTGGATGGATATATCTGAGAATGGTGACTATGAAATGTTCTCACAATCTGATAAAACAGAGCCGTATGAAAGAGAACGACCTGTTGCCCGGTTATATAATACCCGTGATCAATCATATCAAAGGGTCATTAAACAACTAACGGATTTGTTGCCAGAAGGAAATAATAAAAAAGAAATTAAGAAATATTCGGCAAGTGATTTAATATGATTGTTCATAAGTGTGTAAGTGAATATATAGAACTATATGAAATAGGAACAGTGGTATTAAATAAAGAACGTATCATGCTTATAAATTATTTAAAGCAAGATATATTAACCCGTAATGATTTACATTTTGATGTGGATTTAATTCATAAATGTGTAACTTTCATAGAAAAGTGGCATTTCAAATTAAATTCCTTTCAGAAATTTTTAATAGCATTTGTGTTTTTGTTTGATGAATATGAGGATGTTTATTTTGATCAACACTTCTGGATGATGGCAAGGGGTGCTGGTAAAAACGGATTGATTAGTGCATTGACACACTTCTTTATTAGCGAGTTGCACGGTATTGAGCATTACAACGTATCAGTAGTTGCTAATACAGAAAGACAGGCTAAAACTTCTTTTATAGATGTTTATGAAAAGAATAAAAAACATGAAATATTAGACGAGTTATTTGTATCAACAAAACAATTGATAACAAATAAAGCTACTCGTTCGACTTTTGAATTTCATACGTCTAATGCAGGGAGTAAAGACTCGTTAAGGGACGGGTGTGTTATTTACGATGAGATACATAGATATGAAAATAGCGATGTTGTAGAAGTGTTCTCTAGCGGTTTAGGTAAAGTTCCTAACTCTAGGGAATTTTTTATTACCACAGATGGATTTGTTCGTGAGGGGTATCTTGACAAAATGAAAGAGCGAGCTATGAATATCCTGAAAGGGAAAGAAAAAGAAGATAGATTGTTTCCTTTTATTTGTAAGCTTGATAACGCTGAAGAAGTAGATAATCCTGATATGTGGGAAAAAGCAAATCCGATGTTTAGTAAGCCAATGAGTCAATACGCTAGAGGATTGTTTAAGAAAGTTATGCGTCAGTATAAAAATCTAGAAAACGATCCGTCTAATAGAGAAAATTTCATGACTAAGAGGATGAATATACCGGAAGTAGATTTAACAAAGTCTGTAGCTTCATGGGAAGAAATCATGCGTACTGGTTTTGAAGAAGATGGAGAAACACTGAGAGAAGTTCCGGATTTAAAGCACAAAGTAGCTGTAGGCGGTCTCGACTTCGCCAGCATCAAAGACTTCGCAGCAGTCGGCTTGCTATTTAAACATGGTGAAGATTATATATGGAAAGGCCATTCATTTGTACGTAAAGGATTCTTGGACAAGGTGAAATTAAAAGCGCCTATTTATGAATGGGCTGAAAATGGCTTACTAACTATTGTGGATGAGCCGGTTATTAATATCTCTCATATTGTGGATTGGTTTGTAAAAATGCGTGAGATATACGGATTTAACACAATAGTAGCTGATACATTCCGTCTTGATCTTGTTAAAACAGCACTTGAAGCTGAAGGCTTCATATTGTTATACATTCGTAACCCAAAAGCTATTCATTCTTTATTAGCGCCAAGGGTAGAAACGTTATTTGCAAACAATCGTATTATTTTTGGTGATAATCCATTAATGCGTTGGTACACCAATAACGTCTACGTCCACATCAAAAAAGACGGCAACAAAGAATATTTGAAGAAAGATGAATTTAAGAGAAAAACAGATGGATTCCAAGCCTTTATCCATGCATTATGGCAAGCGGATAACATTCTTGTGGATGAATTCGACTTTATGTTAGACGGTATTAAATTCTAATAAGGGGGGTGATAATCATTGGATGGTTGGACGCAGTATTTAAAAGAAATAGTGAAGTAGGATTTATGTTTGATGTGGAAATGTTTATCGAAAAGGCAAATAGAGTCCATATGAAGCGACTAGCGATTGATACATGTATTTCTTTTTTAGGAAGAACAATAAGTCAGTCGGAATTCAGAGTGAAAAACGGTGAAGAATTTGAAAAGGATGAGCTTTATTACCGATTAAATGTTAGACCAAATAAGAATATGACAGCAAGTACCTTTTGGGAGAGTTTCATTTATAAACTTATTTATGATAATGAAGCTTTGATTGTCCAAGCGGATGATGGTGATCTACTTATTGCTGATGACTTTGAACATAACGAATATGCTGTGTTTGAAGATACTTTTACAAATGTCACTGTAAAAGATTATCAGTTTAAGAGAAGTTTTAAACAAAGTGAAGTCATTCATTTAAGATACAGGAATGATAAGTTATCACCTCTTATCGATGGTTTGTTTACTGATTATGGTGATTTATTCGGTAGAATATTAAGTTCTCAAAAACGTAAGAATCAAATTCGTGGAACAGTTGATATGGACATGCTCGCTGCAAAGAGCAAAGAACACCAATCAAAACTGCAAGAGTTCATTGATAACATGTACAAAGCGATTGGAGAAAAAGATGTCGCTATCATTCCACAACAACCAGGTTTTAAGTATGCTGAAACGTCAGGTGGAGCAAATTCTGGGCAGAGTGTGGAGGAAATTAATAAAGTAACAAATGGCTTCTTAAATCAAGTAGCAATGGCTTTTGGTATTCCAACTGCTTTGATATATGGCGAAATGGCTGACGTTGAGAAGCAAACGAAAAATTATATGCTTTTCACAGTGAAACCTTTATTAAAAAAGATTTCTGATGAAGCAAACGTTAAATTTTTTGAAGAAGAAGAGTATCTTTCAGGTCAAAAAATTGAAGTTAAAGCTGTTTCTTATCAAAGTATATTTGATCTTGCAACAAGCATCGATAAACTCATTTCTTCAAGTGCATTTACAGGGAATGAGATTCGATTAGAAGTAGGATATGAAGTTTCTGATGATCCTAACTTAAATACACATCATATTACGAAAAACTATACGAAACTAACTGATTCTGAAGGAGGTGAGAATACAAATGACGGTGAAAATTGACGTTAAAGGACCAATAATTTCAAATGATGAAGCTTGGATTTATGATTGGTTTGAAATGGATGCTACAAGCCCAGGTAAAATTTCAAAAGAACTAACTAATGCCAATGGTGATGATTTAATTGTATCGATTAACAGTCCTGGTGGTTATGTACACGAAGGGTCAGAAATTTATACAGCATTAAAAAATTATCCTGGTAATGTGGAAGTTCAAATTGTTGGTTTGGCTGCAAGTGCGGCTTCTGTTATTGCGATGGCTGGTGATAAAGTCCAAATTTCACCTACAGCACAAATTATGATTCATAATGCTTCAATGTGGAATGGTGGAGATCATCGTGACATGGAAAAGGCAGCTGAAATGTTGAAAACAACAGATAGAGCAATTGTAAATGCTTATGTCATTAAAAGCGGTAAATCAGAAAAGGAACTACTTAATATGATGGCTGAAGAGACTTGGATGGGTCCGCAACAAGCATTAGAAAATAATTTTGTGGATGAAATTATGTTTATGGATAATCAGGTTAAAATGACAGCTTCAACTGCTACTGCCACCATGCTTCCGCAGAAAGTAATCGATGGCTTTAGAAATGGAACAATGAACAAAGGCCAAGGGATTACAAAAGAAGATTTAAATGCAGCATTATCAGGATTAAAAAATGAAATCCTGAATGATTTACAAAACAATATAGAAGAACCAAAGGAGCCGCATCCTAAACCTGTAAAAAACAGTGGGATTAAAGGGCTCCTTTTAAAATTATAAAAATTGGGGGAAACACATAATGACGATTAAATTTAATAAATCTGAAGCATTTAATAAAGCAAAAGCAAAATTGACGGACACTTTAACTAACGCGGAAAGTACAGAACAAGAACAAACGTCAGCGTTTGAAGGTTTCTTTGATGCACTACAAACAGATGTAGCAAATACGGTCCGTGAACAAGTAAATAACGATATGCTTGATCGTTCAATTTTACAGCAACGTGGTCAAAATGTTTTAACTTCAGCAGAAACAAAATTCTTCAATGCAGTTGTTAAAGAAGGTGGATTTACAGATGGCTCAATCCTTCCTGTAACGACTCAAGAGCGTGTGTTTGAAGATTTAGTTACAGAACATCCCTTATTAGCTGAAATTGGTTTGCAAGATTTAGGAGCAGTTACGAAGTTTATTTACTCTGATGCAACGAAGGCGTATGTATGGGGCGAATTATTCGGGGAAATCCGTGGGCAAATTGATGCTATCTTCAAACAAGAAAAAATTGGCCAACTTAAATTAACTGCATTTGCAGCAATTCCAAATGATATGAAGGAACTTGGCCCGGAATGGATTGAACGTTATGTTCGAACTGTTTTAGTAGAAACATATTCAGTCGGTCTAGAATTTGGCTTTATTAATGGTGGCGGATCTGTAGCACATCAACCAGTTGGTTTAATGAAAGATGTAAATCCAGAAACAGGCGCTGTTACTGATAAAAAATCTTCTGGTAAACTAACATTTGCTCCGTCTGATAAAGGGGTAATTGTAGCAGGCGAACTTTATGAAGTAGTAAAAGCTTTATCTGTTGATGCAAAAGGGAAATCCAGAAAAGTATTAAATAAAATTGTAATGGTAGTTAACCCGATTGATGCGATTGGCGTACAAGCACGTAATACAATCCAGACCGCAACAGGTCAATGGGTAATGGCATTGCCTTATAACATTAAACCTGTCGAGTGTGAGGAAGTTCCTGTTGGTAAAGCATTATTCTTTGTAAAAGGACAATATATTGCTGCAATCGCAGGTGGATACAAGCTAAAAGAATTTGATCAAACATTAGCTTTCGAAGATGCTACTCTTTATACAATTAAACAATTTGCTAATGGGAAACCAAAAGATAATAAAGCGGCTCTTGTTTACGATTTAGCAATTTCATTTACACCACCTGCAGAAACAAAATCTAAATAAAGGGTGAAACGAATGAGAAACGCAACGATTTCAGATGAAATATTGCAAGAGTTCAAAGAAAGGATGCACTTAGGAGATGAGGAAGACGATAACCTAAAGCGTATCCTTTCAACGTCCAATAAGGCTTTATTAAGAGTTTGTGGCGATTATGGTTTAAATAATAACGAGGAGTTCAAGGAATTAGTCTTTGAACGCTCTCGTTATGCCTATAACGATGCCTTAGAGTATTTTGACAAGAATTTTTTAAGTCAGATTAATAGTTTAGGTGTTGATAAAGCGTTAGAAGAAATTAAATTGGATGGTGATTAATATGCGTCCTTTTCAGTATAAGAAACCATTGAATACGGGAGATTTTCGCAATCGAATTCGTATCGAAAAACCTGTAGTAATAAAAGATGAATTAAACCAAGTAATCGAAACATCTTGGCCAGAATTTAAAAAAGCCTGGGCGATGATAAAAACAGTGAAAGGATCTGAGTACATTGAAGCTTCCGCTTCACAAGCTACACGAGTTTATCGATTCGTAATCCCATACACTTCTGGTATTACGGAAGAAATGCGAATTAATATGAAAGGTCGTATCTTTGATATCATCGAACCGCCAATGAATGATGATGAAATGAATCAAACATTGACTATAATCGCAAAGGAGTATGTTTAATATGAATGATTTTGCGGGAGAGCTCGCTAGAGAATTACAAAGATATGCAAATGTTGTAGAAGAAGAATTGATAAATGCACAAGAAGATGTAGCTGATATCGCTGTAGGTAAGTTAAGACAGAATAGTCCTAAGAAAACAGGTGGTTATCGTAAAGGTTGGCGAAAGAAAAAAGTTGATAAAGCCATTGTTATCCATAATACAAAGGGACAATTAACGCATCTTTTAGAAAATGGCCATGCGAAAACTGGTGGTGGCCGCGTACTGGAAAAAGTGCATATTCGTCCTGTTGAAGAGTATGTAATTGATGAATTGCCGAAACGTATTGAAAGGGCAATTGAATCATGACATTAACATTAGGAGAATTTATAAAAATCCTTGAAGCTACAGGTTATCCTGTGGCTTATTCGCATTTCACAGCAACACCAGGGAATCCAGTTCCAGCGCCACCGTATATCTGTTTTCTTGTGGATGGGTCAGCAAATTTAATGGCTGATAACAAGGTGTATCACAAGATAAATGATGTAAATATAGAGCTTTATACAACTAAGAAAGATTTAGTTGCGGAAGCCAAGCTAGAACAAGTCCTAGATGATCACGAGATTCCTTATGGCTCGTATGGGACTTTTATTGAATCTGAAAATATGTATCAAAAATTTTATGAAACGAGGTTGATATAAATGAATGAAAATAAAGTAGCATTTGGTTTAAAGAATGTCCATTATGCGCTTTTCGATATTAAAGATGGTGTAGTTACATTTAATACACCAATTCCATTACCTGGTGCGGTTGAATTAACGTTTGATCCACGAGGGGATTTAATTGAATTTTACGCTGATGACATGCTTTATTACGCTGCAAGTAATAACCAAGGGTATGATGGAACGCTTTCTATTGCGACTATTCCGGAACAATTTGCAATTGATGCATTAGGAGAGGAATTAGACGAAGAAGATGGTGTGTTAAATGAGTTAGCCGATGCGAAAGGAAAATCATTTGCATTATTATTTGAATTTGATGGTGATGTACGAGCAACTCGACACGTTATGTTTAACTGTTCTGCAAGTCGTCCAACACTTGCATCTAAAACGAAAACAAATTCAGCAGAGCCAAATACAAATGAACTTAAATTTGTATCCAGTCCTATTGATATTAATGGAAAACGTATGGTTAAAACGAAAACTACTACTAAATCAAAAACAGATATTTATAATAATTGGTACAAAAAAGTGTATACAAAAGTACCTGCATTACCAAAAGGAGCGTAAGTAAATGGAAAAGACAATTACAATAGACGGAAAACAGGTCAAATTAAAAGCTAATGCAGCATCAGCCAAGCGATATAAGGCGCAATTTAGACGGGATTTATTTGCCGATATGTTTAAATTAGGAGCTATAGGTACATTCGCTTCGCAAGATGCAACAGAAGGTACTATTGATTTTTCTAACTTAGATTTCGACAAGGTAGATTTTGAAGTTTGTTACGATTTAGTTTGGTTATACGCTAAAACAGCTGATCCTGAAATTCCAGACCCGATGACTTGGTTAGAAGGATTTGATGAGTTTCCTATTTACGATATAATGCCGGAAATTAATGAGATGGTTCAAAAAACAATGGGAGCAAAAAAAAAGTAAAGAAAATTAATGGAGAGCAAGGGACCTTAGGTGATGAAGAATTAAGCACTGAATTGTTCCTTGCTCTTTGTTATGAAGCAAAGCTCACATATTGGGACTTAGAAGTGATGACGATTGGTGATTGTTTTGATTATATCGCTGAGTATGCTGAAATGAAAAATCCAGGAAAAGAAAAAGTTCGAAAAGCAACTCAAGAAGACTTTAATGCTTTCTAAGAAAAAGGGGTGAGATAATGGCGGGAGGAAAAATTAAAGGAATTACGATTGAAATTGGAGGGAATACGCAGCCGTTACAAAATGCCTTAAAAGACGTGAATAAGCAAAGTGATTCTTTGACTAAAGAGTTAAAAGATGTTGAACGTTTATTAAAGTTTAATCCCGGTAACGTTGAGGCACTTGCTCAAAAGCAACAGTTGCTTACACAACAAATTGAAAAAACTACACAAAAGCTCGATAAATTAAAAGAAGCGGAGCAACAGGTTCAAGAGCAATTTCAAAATGGGAAAATCTCAGAAGAGCAGTATCGCGCATTTAGGCGTGAAATTGAATTTACACAAGGGTCACTTGATGGTCTGAAAAACAAGCTCGGTAATATGAAAGCCGAACAAGAAAATGTGGCAAGTTCAACACGACAATTAGAAACTTTATTTAGTGCTACAGGAAAAAGTATTGATGATTTTGCGAGCGCATTAGGTAATCGTCTTGTAAATGCAATTAAAAGTGGATCGGCTACAAGTCGACAGTTAGAACAAGCAATTGGTCTTATTGGTCGTGAAGCTTTAGGAACTGAAGCTGATATTGAAAAATTACAACGTGCCCTCCGATCTGTGGATGCCGGAAACTCTATTCAACAAGTACAAAATGAGTTAAGAGACTTACAACAAGAAGCTGGCAGAACCGAGAAGAAGTTTGAAGGTCTAAAAGTAGGATTAGAGAATGTTCTCGGTGGATTAGCAGCTGGTGGTGGAATTGCGACAGCTGTTGAAAAAGCACTTGATATTTCAAAATTGAAAACCAAAATTGATATATCTTTTGATGTCCCTGAATCCTCGAAAAAATCAGTAGAAGAAGCAATAAGAGGAGTAACAGCTTATGGAGTGGATGCTGAAGAATCACTTGCTGGTGTACGTAGGCAATGGGCTTTAAATAAAGATATTAGTGATGAAGCGAATGCATCTATCGTTAAAGGTGCAGCAACAATCGCGCAATCCTATGAAGGTATAGATTTTACAGAGTTGATTCAAGAAACCTATGAAATAGGAAATGAATTAGGAATAACGCAAGATAGTGCTCTTGGTATGGTTGATGCTTTGTTAAAAATGGGATTTCCGCCAGAACAGTTAGACATCATTGCTGAATATGGTAGCCAGCTAACCCGTGCAGGCTTTAAAGCTGAGGAAGTCCAAGCGATTATGGAAGCTGGTGTTGAAACTGGTAGCTGGAATATTGATAATCTTTTAGACGGACTGAAAGAAGGGAGGATTCAATTAAGTGAATTCGCACAAGGAGCTGATAAGGCTTTAAAAGAAGCGCTTGACGGTTCTGGTATTGCGACTGAACAAATAGAAAAATGGGGAGCATCTGTCGCTAAAGGCGGAAGAGATGGCGCAGCAGCGATGGTAGAAGTAGCTAAAGCTATTGACGGAATAGAAGACCCAGTTAAGAAAAATCAGGTTGGGGTCAAAGTTCTAGCCACTATGTTTGAAGATCAAGGTCAAAATTTAACAAACACTTTAATTGAAGCTTCTAAGAAAACAAAAGATCTTCAACAAAACCAAGACAACTTAAATGAATCTGTTAAAAAATTAGATGCAAATCCAGCAGTAAAGTTCCAAAAAGCGATGGGCGATTTACAAATGGCTCTTGAACCTATACTAGGAGTAATTGCTGATGTTGTTGCTAGTATTGCTGATTGGATTTCTAATAATCCAGAATTAGCAGCGACCTTAGCAGCAGTTGCAACGGCTATTGGGGTAATTTCAGGGGCACTTATGGCAATTGCACCAATAGTTATGGCGGTCATGGGTGTATTTGAAATCGGAGCCGCCGCCGCACTAGGCATAGTTGCAATAGTTCCTATTATCATAGCGGCTATAGTTGCTCTAGGAGTGGCTATTTATAAAAACTGGGATGATATTAAAAATTGGACAATAGAAGCATGGGATTCTATTAAAGAGTACTTAGTAGAGCTTTGGGACGAGATATCCCAGTCCTGTAGTGAAGCATGGTCTTCATTTTTAGAAGCAATGCATGAATTTTTTGATCCGATAGGTCAATTTTTTAGTGATTTATGGGAGGGTGTGAAGCAGGCGTGTAGCGATGCATGGAATTCTACTGTTGAATTCTTTTCTGAAGCATGGTCTTCTTTCATAGAAATGATGCATAGTTTCTTTGATCCGATAGGTGAATTCTTTAGTAGTTTATGGTCTGGGATTGTTGAAACTGCTTCCTCTTGGTGGTCCTCTTTAGTTGAAACAGCATCTGAATTGTGGGGAACATTAACGCAAGCATGGCAAGAAACATGGGATACAATTCTTACTGTTTTAGATCCAATTATTTCGGCAGTTTCTACCGTTTTAGAAGCTGGTTGGTTGTTAATACAGGCAGGTGCACAAATTGCATGGGCGGCAATCTGTCAATATATTATTCAACCGATTCAGGAAGCTTACGACTGGGTAAGTACACAAATCGGTGAAATGGTCACTTGGCTTGGTACACAATGGGAAATTGCAAAAGCTATGGCATAAATTGCTTGGGGACTATTTAAGCAATATATTATTCAACCTGTTCTAGACACTTGGAACTTAGTAAAAGAAAAGTTCAGTGATTTAGTTTCTTGGCTAAATTCACAATGGGAGACAGTTAAATCATATACATCAGCAGCATGGGGGTTATTTAAACAATATATTATAAAACCTGTACAAGATACTTGGAATTTAGTAAAAGAAAAGTTTAGTGATTTATCCAATTGGATGTTAGGAATTTGGGCGAAAATAAAAGGCTATACACTTGAAGCATGGAAGATGGTTTACACATATATCGTTGAACCAGTTATTTCAGCTTATAATTCTGCAAAAGAGAAATTCAATGATATGTACAATACAGCACGGGAAAAATTTGATTCTGTTAAGAATGCAGCTCAAGAAAAATTTGAAGCGGCAAAACATTTCATTATAGATCCAATTAAAGATGCAGTTGACAGTATAGAAAAATTTATTGGAAAGATTAAAGGATTCTTTAGTGACTTGAAGTTGAAAATTCCAAAACCAGAAATGCCACCTCTTCCACACTTCAGCTTACAAACAAGCACGAAAAATGTTTTAGGTAAAGATATTACATTTCCGTCAGGAATTAATATTGATTGGCGTGCAAAAGGCGGTATCTTTACTAAACCAACTATCTTTGGAATGAATGGCGGAAACTTGCAAGGTGCAGGAGAAGCGGGGCGAGAAGCAGTGCTTCCTCTGAATAAAAAGACACTTGGAGATATTGGTGCAGGAATTGTGGCAGCCATGCCACGACAACAATTTGCTATGCCGAGAGAAATAAATCAACTAATGGGTGACATGAGCCGTATAATGGCTAGTTCTGTGAGTCAATTATCAGGATTAAAGAGTGTCATGAGTGGTGTGTATGGAAGCATGTCAAATAGTAGACAAGCTATGGCAAGCAGCGTATCAAATCAAGTGATTAATTACGGATCTAGTTCATCTTCTAGTGGTGAAGTTATTCCAATGCTTGGTGGAGATTTAGTTATTGAAGTGCCTGTTAATTTAGAAGGAAGAGACGTGGCACGCGGTACTTATCGCTATACAACCGAGTATCAAGAAAGAGAAGCAAAAAGAAACTCAGCCTTTTAGGTTTGGGTTTCTTTTATTTTATAAAGAAATGAGGTGTTGGCATGAGTTCTTTTACTTTTAACAACCAACGAAAGGAGTACATTCAAATAGAAAAGGGATGGAGTCCACCAACATGGGCACCTCTAAAACGTAATTTCTTAAAAACACCTGGATATCCAGGTGCAAGATTATTAGGAACGGATACAGACCCTCGTCCACTTCCTGTCCCTGTAGGAATTATCGTTCCAGATGGAACAGAGTTAGAAACGTTAAAAGAAGAAATAGCAGCATGGTTAATTACAGAAGAAGCAGTTGAGCTAGTATTTGATGCAACTCCTGATCGAACATATTTAGCTATAATTGATGAAGATTTTAATCTTGATGATTTCGTTACGTTAGGTAAAGGTACTTTGAAGTTTATTTGTCCGATGCCTTATAAATTAGGACCCACCCGAACAGTAGAATTTCAAACAGGTGCACTGGGGTTAATGGCAAACGTTCAAAATAAAGGAACTGTTCATTCTAATCCTATTATTGAGATCGACATTACGAAACCAAACAATTTTTTAGATGTATGGTTTGAAGATAAATATTCAAAGGAACCGGATTATTTCCGTATTGGAGTGCCATTAAAAATGGAGCAATTGCCTGTAGAAAGAAATCAACGTCTTATATGGGATGAAATGTCCACAACTGTAGGGTGGAGTAAGGTTAGTTCTATGGAAGATGGTAATCCAGTTGGTGAAATGAAAACAGATAATTACCAATTCTATTGTTCGGACTATGGCTCGGGTAATGGATGGCATGGCGCAGCTGTTAAGAAGAGTATCCCTGGTGGGCCAGTACAAGATTTTATTATGCAAGCCCACGTTACATGTAAAAGTAAAAAGATCAATGAAATGGGACGAGTTGAGATAGCAATACTCGATGAAAACAGCAAAGTTCTTTCAAAAATTGCCATGAATGACCTCTATTGGCAAGCTGAACAAAATTTTGGAACGATGGTAATTGGATATGATAATAAGCCTGGAAAAACAGGTTTAATTTATGAGAGTGGTGATTATCCGAATACATGGAATCAGTATTATGGTAGGTTGTGGATTGCTAGAACCGGTAATGATTGGGAAGCTTATATTTCAAAATTTCTTCCTGGAACAGAAAAAGATGATTCAGAACGCTTTGCAAGATGGACCGATAAAGACAATAAACATATGGAAAAAGCGGCTCAAATACAGATTAGTATCATGCAGTGGCAAGATGTTCCGCCAGTAGAAGCCATGACAGTTTCGGATTTGAAATTTTGGAAAGTGAATTTAAATAATCAAAATACACCGCCTTATATAGTCGATGTTGGTGACAAAGTCGTAATTGATACAGAAAATAGTCATGTAATGATTGAAGGGAAGGATGCGATTAATATTAAGGACATTTTCAGTAATTTTCCTATCATTAATAAAGGTATGAATACACTAGAAATCATGCCTTCTGATATCGGAACAGCAAAGGTTAAATATAGGGAGCGGTTTAGATGAGAACACCAAGTGGAGTCTTACATATTATTGATTTTAAAACCAGTCAAATCGTTTCAGCTATACAACCAAAAGATTATTGGGATGATAAACGTCATTGGGAAATCAAGAATAATATCGATACTTTAGAGTTTAAAGTATTTGATAACACGAAATATGCAGCAACACTTATGCAACAAAACTTAGTATTAAAAGAAGTAAGAGATGGGCGTATTGTTCCGTATGTAATCACTGAAGTAGAAAAAGACCCTGACGATAGATCCGTAATTGCTTATGCATCAGGTGCATGGATTAATCTTGCTAAAGATGACTATATTCTTCCGCAGAAAATTGAAGGTAAGACAGTAAATGAATTTATGGATGTTGCTCTTGTAGGTACAAAATGGAAGCGTGGTAAAACGGAGTATGCTGGATTTCATTCTATGACTATTGATGAATTTATAGATCCATTGAGTTTCTTAAAAAAGATAGCTTCCCTATTTGAACTAGAAATTATATACCGTGTTGAAGTGGTTGGTTCTCGAATTGCAGGTTGGTATGTAGACATGGTGAAAAAAAGAGGAAGAGAAACAGGAAAGGAAGTCAAGTTAGGTAAAGATTTAGTTGGAATTAAACGTATTGAAAACTCACAAAACATTTGTACAGCTTTAATTGGCTTTATCAAGAAAGAAGGTGGAGAAGTTCTCACTATCTCAGATATAAATAAGGGTATCCCATATATTGTGGATAACGATGCATTTCAACGTTGGAATGAAAAAGGTAAACACAAATTTGGATTTTATACTCCAGAAACAGAAGAAGAGATAACACCAGAACGCTTATTGACTCTTATGAAAACAGAGTTAGCAAAACGCGTGAATACCTCTGTCTCTTATGATGTTCAAGCACAAAGTATAGGGCGTGTATTTGGACTGGCTCACGAGTTAATCAATGAAGGAGATACAATCCGAATTAAAGATGTTGGATTCACACCTAAGCTTTATTTAGAAGCAAGGGCAATCGCTGGTGATGAATCACATACTGATCCTTCGCAAGATAAATACGCATTTGGTGATTATCGTGAGATTACAGATTTAAATGAAGAACTACGAAAGATTTACAATCGTATTCTTAGTTCACTAGGAAGTAAGCAAGAACTGATAGATCAGTTAGATGAATTAGTGAAAAATGCAAATGAAACAGCTAATAATGCTAAGAGAGAATCAGAAGTAGCAAAAACACTGGCTGAAAAAGTTCAAGAGAATCTTAAAAATAATACAGTAAATATAATTGAAGCTAAAAATCCACCGACTGATAACCTTATAATAGGCAAGACGCTATGGCGAGATATTAGCGACGGTAAACCAGGTATTTTAAAAGTGTGGAACGGTAAAGGTTGGGAACTCCTTATTCCTGATGTAGAGTCAGTAAAACAAGAAACACTGAAACAGGTTAATAAAGATATTCAGCTCACAAAAGAAGAATTAAACAAAAAAGTGGAAGAAGCGCAAAGTGAAACCAATGGACAATTTAATAAAGTAACAGAAAATCTTCAAGAAGTTACAAGAACGATTAAAAATGTACAAAGCTCTCAAGGTGAAATTAATAAAACTGTCTCTGAAATGAAACAAACCAACGAAGGTTTTACTAAATCTATTGAGTTATTAACAAAAAAAGACGGTGAAATCACTGAAAAGTTTAATACAGTAGAAGAGACGTTCAAAGGTACAAAAAAGACAATCTCTGAGGTGCAGCAAACAACAAATGCTTTAAAGAAAACCACAACTGAAATTACAGAAAAGGCTGGTCAGACTAGTGAGAAGTTGGAGAGTGTAGAAAAGAAAGTTAATAACGATAAAGCTGGAGGACGTAATCTGTTATTAGATTCAAATGCTAAATACGAAAAAACAGATTATCTAATCAATCCATATTCTCTAACCGAAAATTTCTCTACAGGTGAAGAATATACATTTGTAATTAAAGGTAGCGTTCCGAAGGGACAGAAGTTCGGGATTTGGCAAAATGGTGGTTCGAATAATGTTGGATATGCAACAAGTGTTTATGCGAATGGAATTGCCTATGTAACTTTTAAAGCTGTAGCAGCAACGAGTGGAAATGAAAGAAAGTTGAGTCTGTATAACTTTCCAAGTAACACTACAAAAGCCATTGTAGAATGGGTTGCTTTATATAAAGGGAATAAGCCACAGGATTGGACACCAGCACCAGAAAATCAAGTAACGAGTGATGAATTTACTAAGAAAACAACCGAGATTGAAAAAAGTGTGGATGGTATTAAAGAAAATATTAAAACAGTAGAAAAAACACAAACTTCTTTCAATGAACGTGTTAACACTGTAGAAAAGAACGCAGAAGGAACAACTGCAAGTGTTAAGAAATTACAGGAAACACAAACTGAGCAAAGTAAAACACTTAGTGAGGCTACTACAACAATAGGTCAACATTCTGAAGCATTGAAATTAACAATGAAAAAGAAAGATGTTGAGGATTATGTAGGCGGTTTAGGTACTGTTAACGAGTTGCGTGATGCTGATTTTAAGTTAGGACAGAAATATTGGTTTTGGAATAGTGGTAATGGGGCTATCGGTTCTGTTGATACGAATTTAAAATACAAAGGTATGAAGACATTTTCAATTACTGCCACTGGCCAGACTCAAGATCGTTGGTGGGGACTTACAAGTCAATTCATTGAGTGTCAGGTTAACGAAGAATTTGTTGCATCAGGTTATTTCAATACTGATGGGAAAACACCTATTGATAGTGGCGGCGCATTTATTGAAATTGAATGGTGGACTGCTGACAAAAAAACTCGCATTAAAACAGCTAGAACGAATATCAAGGTTGTAAATCATACATGGATTCGTGCTGTATGTACAGATAAAGCACCAGCCAATGCAGCGTTTGTGAGATGGCGTTATTACGTTACAAGAAATGGGCGTTTATGGTGTGCTGCACCTATGTTACAACGTGGCACGATAGCTACAGAATTTTGGTTACATCCGAAAGATCAAACCGATGTTGATAAAATGCTAGAAGATATAGCTAATAGAGTAGCTACTGAGAAATACAATCAGAAAGTTACAGAGTTAGAAAGAAGTATTAGTGCTACTGAAAAAGGCGTTTCAATCATCTCTGGAAAACAAGAAACGTTTATAAATGAGACTTATAATGCCTATGTAAAGAAAACGGAATCTAAGTTAGAAGTGTTAGATGGAGGGATTTTAGCTCAGATTTTAAAGGACGGCATTGTCACTGCGATCAATATGTCCCCTGGGAAAATTACAATCAATGCTGCAAAATTAGATGTTAATGCAGATACAATGGTCAAATGGCTGACAGCAAAAGGCATTGATACGAATCTTATTAGAATTAACGGTGACAAGATAACCATTGATAAAGATGGTGTAACTGTTAAAATGCTAGACTTCCTATTCCAAGACGAATGGGGAACAAAAACAACTGCAGTATCAAGACGAAACCTAATAGCAGATCCCGACTTTTCTAGTGTTACAAAGAAAAACATTGGACATAACGATTATTATGGGTTTGAAGGTGGATACGGTCTTACTTGGAGGTCATGGGGAAATGTCGTAATAGAAAAGAATACACATATATTCGATTACGAGCAAATGGTGAATGCTACAAGGGTAGACATGTATAATTATCCAGAAGCAATCGTGAATAATGGCATACATCCCGGAAATGAATACACAGTATCTGCTCACTTTAGAGCATCTATGATAAATGGTGTACGTAAAACAGGGAAACCACGCTTGCATGTATGTTGTGTTAAATTCCGAGACAATGTAAGTTACGATATATGGAATGAACAAAAAATGGACTTTCCTGAGCCGTCTACATTTTATGGAGAAATTAGAAGATATTCATTTACCTTCAAAGTGCCGAAAAACTATATTCCACAACAACATGCATTGATTATTAAAGTTTGTTCAGGAAGTGCTGACATGAGACAAGGGACAGCACTTTGTGTAAGTGGTGTAACGCTATACAGTGGCAAATATGCATCTATGTATAATTGGGATCGTGCTGCAGCAGAAAGAGCGGATGGTATTCAGCCATTTAACGCACTTGCTGTAGGTGGTGTGAATAATAATATAAAACCAGCAGCAGACGGACAAACGTTTGATATAAGTACAGAAAAGGATGTAAAAGTTTTTTCTAATATAAGGGCGATGCAAGGAATTAATTTAGGCGGCGGTGGATTCCAACAATGGGGACATATTCGTTTTGTAGAAGGAAACCGAGGGTTAGGATTCTATGTCTGTAACTCAAATGGATGGCACTTTAATAGTTTGGGATAAGGAAGAAAGGAGTAATAGTATATGAATCAGAATTCAGCTGTTACAACTCCACAACGTGGGGATGTAACACCGTTTATGGGATATTTAGTAGAGTTGGAAAGATCTGAAACTGGAATTTTTGTAAACATCCCTATTAATGTATTAAATAATGCAGGGCTTTCAAATGGCATGAATAAAGTTGAGGTATGGAGGGAACTTGATGGAACTATAAGCTTTAGAATCGCAACAAGATGCGAAATCTGTAAACGTGGAGCACGTCTATATGAACTAGATATGGGATTTGCAAAAAAGCATATTTGTATAGAATGTTATACATCGCTTACGGGGAATTATCCATCACAGCAACCACCAACTAATGAAAATACAACGCAAATAGAGCAGCCATAAGCTGGTCTTTTTTTATTGTCAAAAAAGGAGATGAGAACAGTGGAAGATGCAATTTTCAACTCAGTTATTCAACAAGGTGCATTTGCAGCGTTATTTGTGTGGATGCTATTTACTACGCAAAAAAAGAATGAGCAGCGTGAAGAAAAGTATCAACAAGTAATTGATAGAAACCAACAAGTCATAGAAGAGCAAGCAAAGGCTTTTGGATCTATCTCTAAAGATGTAACAGAAATCAAACAAAAACTATTTGAAGGAGATGTTCAATAATGGGGTATATCGTCGATATTTCAAAATGGAATGGTAATATTAACTGGGATGTAGCAGCACTGCAATTAGACTTAGTAATTGCTAGGGTACAAGATGGTTCTAACGTAGTTGATCATATGTATCAAAGTTATGTTGGTGAAATGAAAAAACGTGGTGTTTCTTTTGGTAACTATGCGTTTTGTCGATTTGTTTCTGAAAATGATGCACGTGTAGAAGCTCGCGACTTTTGGAATCGTGGAGATAAAGATGCATTGTTTTGGGTAGCGGATGTGGAAGTGAAAACAATGGGGAATATGTTAGCTGGAACGTTAGCTTTTATCGATGAATTACGCCAGTTAGGTGCTAAAAAGGTTGGGCTATATGTTGGTCATCATACATATAAAGAGTTCCAAGCGGATAAAGTAAACGCTGATTTCGTATGGATTCCTCGATATGGTGGGAATAGACCAGCTTATCCATGTGATATCTGGCAATACACAGAGACAGGTAATGTACCTGGTATCGGTAAGTGTGATTTGAACCAATTGATTGGCGGTAAACCGTTATCTTGGTTTACAGGAGAGGAACATACAAAACAATCTGTTGCTAATGGTGGCTATCAATATGTTAAATCTGGTGGGTTTGGCATTTCACTGGTTCAGGAAGTCGTAAATGCTATGAATGAGCGTGGAACAAAAGGGAAGGTTATCTCTGATCCATTAACTGGTTTAGCGTACTTACAAACTGAAGTACTGCCTAATGGTGAACTTGATAAGATTACAGCTTGGATGGATGAAAGAAACTGGTGGTACGAGTACATTAAAAAATAA